TGAGATGGATTCGCACTTTGTCTCAAAGATCCTAAGCCCCCACGTCGCATTAGGATTATTTAGCGGCTTTAGTTGATCATCACCTGGGTCAAATGTGCGTATCCCAAGGAGGTTGTTTGCTTCCACAGCAAATCTAGACTTACCCCAATTTGATTCATGCACTGCTTGCGCAACAATTAAATCAACAGGCACCCTGTCTTGTTCTGCGTGCATAGAATTAAGGTGTAATGCACAAGCTCGTACTTGTTCTACAAATTCATCGTTGTTTGTATAATCCATAATAGGATTAAATATTAAACAAACCATTAGTGTTTTACATATCCAACTCATTGTCCCCAACTTTCTCCTAAATCTATGTCAACTTTAGATGGCACTTCTAATTTTACACATGTCTCCATGACTTCTTTTATTTCTTTAGCTTGTCTTTCATCTTTGACAGAACAATCTAATTCATCATGTACTTGTATCAATGGCACAACTTTTAATTGCTCATACACATTTACCATTGCTTTTTTTGTTTGATCTGCAGCTGATCCTTGAATTAACCTATTAAGAGCCTTGTATGTACCATATCTTTTTATGGCATCACCGTACTCTACTTTAGCTTGATTCAACGGTAATGGTTTGTGTACACCCCACTGTGTAGGTTCCCAAAGATCAAATCTACATTTACGACCAAGTAAAGTTCTAATTATACCTTTAGAATTAGCACGATTCATTACTGCTTCCAACATACCCTGCATGAAAGGAACTTTACCACGGAAGTCTTTTAACATTTCTTTTGCCTCTTGTGGTTCTAAATCCAATTCACGTGCAAGTTTATTATAACCCATGCCATACATAACACCCAGACCAATTGTTTTTGCTAATCTTCTATCCACTCCTGCCATGTCTGCTGTTTGTTGATGAAAGTCTAAATCTTTCTTTTGATATGCCTCTTTCACATCATGTGCACCTGGTTGGTCCACGAGGCACGCCCAATGTGTTAAGAGCCTTGGTTCTTGTTGCGAGTAATCTGCCTTGAGCCAATATTCACCCATTTCAGGAATAAATAATTTCCTAACGTCTTTAGCAAACTGACCACGGCTGGGTACCTGCTGTAAATTAGGATGATTATAAGAGAACCTACCACTGACAGTACCACCAGTATCAGACCTAATTTGATTAATGTGTGCATGTATTCTACCATCATCTGTATAATTCATGAGGCCATGTAAAAATGTTCCTCGTAATTTATTTAGCTCTCTTGCTTGCATAATCAATCTAGGTAATTCATGAGGATGATCTGTCAAAAACATTTTTGTAAATGATGGTGACCCTGTTTTATCTGTTCTTTCGTAAGGTAAATTCAAGGCATCAAATGCTTTAGCTATAGAAGCTGCAGCCCATATCTCTACATTAAGGTTTGTAAGATCTTTAATACGTTTCATTAATTTTTTTTCTTTGTTATGAAATTTAGTATTTAATTGCTCACACTTAACAGTATCAAATCTGACTCCACGTCTAGTCATTTGAAATATTACATTAATTAATCTACACTCAACATCATACACTGTTGTAAGATTGTCTTTTACTATCTCCCAAGTTAATTTTTCATGTAACTTATATGTAAGATCTGCGTCAGCTTCTGCATATTCACCTACAAATTCTGCAGGTAATTTATACATTTCTGATTTTGGATTGACACCAAAAGCTTCTGCTGCTTCTTTTAGTTTTTGCTCGTTTTTAAACTCACCAAGATACTCATGTACAATGCTGTTTAAAGTATACGAATATCTATTTTCATCTATTAAAGCTGCAGCAACCATGGTGTCATGTATTTTACCTTTGACCTCTATACCTAAAGACCACAACCAACCAATGTCATACTGTGCATTGTGAAATACTTTTTCTATAGCCTCGTTATCACAAATAGATTTTATATATTTCACAACTTTTTTTTCATCCATGTTACCACCACCCTCATGTGAAATTGGATAATAAGCTTTGAACGATGCGGTGGCTATAGCTATACCTATCACCTTACCTCTCTTAGTTGGCCAACCTGGTCCATGCTTTATTAAATCCGGATCACACGTTTCTAGGTCGATTGCTACGCGTCCCTCTATGTTTGGAAACTCTGTAGGTGCAACCCAATTTGATGTAACTGTTTTATATAGATCCTGAGTCAATTATCTCTCCTGCTATTGCTGCATAACCTGCCATGTCGACAAAATTATCCATGTTTATTTTTTTACCTTGATTGTTTCTAGATATTTTTAACAATATCATCATCAAAGCTACATCGTCTGCAGTAATGTTAGCCATTGCTTGTAATTTTTTATCTAAAAAAATATTCCAATATTCTGCTATTTCTGCGTGATTATTAAATGCATCACCATGTGATAGATTTCTATCTTTAGCTACTATCCTACTAGCTTCTTCTAGTATTTCTTCTTTGGTCATATTATGAACCCTCCATCTCTTTGTGGTTGTATTATGTGTAGTTGTTCTCTAGCACGTGTTGCTCCTACATAAAACACACGGCATTCGTCGTCCGAATCCTTTTCCATTGCTTCTTGTGACTTTCTAGATAGATCTGTAAGCAACATAACGTTGTCTGCTTCTCCACCTTTTGCACCATGTATGGTGCTTATATTTATTTTAGGATCTTTTGATATAGTGCCTCTAATTTCTATGGCACGTAAATATTCTTTATCTCTATTACCAACCTTATCAAATGCTACATCCCAGGGTCTGCCTCCCATTAATAATCCATGATGCATTACAAGTTCTTCCAATTCATATTGTTCTTTGTCAGCCATCTTAAGATTTTTATGTCCTCTCTCTATTCCTATTTGACTGGACATGTATGAGTATATGTCTCTTATGTCTGCCAAAGGTACAATTTCACCACTATTTAATTTTTTCCACGATTCTACAGCATTTAACAATTTTGCAGATATAGGTAATTTATTATTTCTTTTGTACAACATACCTTGTAATCGTATGTCACGTTCTATCTCATCAAGCATATAATTAGTTCTAGCCATTACAAGCCAACTACCTGGATCTTTTAAATTAACACTGTCTGAATAAGCATGATATTGCACTAATCCAGCTCTTTTTGTGCCCTTCCATTTTTTATCTCTTCTTAATTTTACCCTATTTATTATTCTAGCTGATAGATTTTGAATAACACTAGAACACCTAAAAGACTGTTTTAGTGTTTCTACTTCACCTGGCAACTCAATAAAATATTTAACATCAGCACCAGCCCAATTATATATAGCTTGATCATCATCACCACTTACATATACTTTTCTTGCATTTTCTGTCAGTTTGTTTATCATTCGCCACTGTAATTTACATAAGTCTTGAGCTTCATCTACAAACACAACTTCTAATTTTGGTACAGGACCAGAATCTATATAAAGTTCTATCATGTCCGTAAAATCAAATACTTCTTTTTTCTTTTTAAATTCTTCTAAAGATCTTTGTGCACGAAGAAGAGAGTGCCAAGACATATCTTGCAAATTAGATGTGTTATAATGATGTTCTAAATTCATGCACTTCATACGAGCTAAATTTATCTCATTAATTAAAATGTTATCTGTAGTGACAACACCACCAGCTTCTGCACCATCAGTAACAGATCCTAAATCCATACCAAATGTTTTTGCAAACTCTTTGTAATTATCACGTGACATAACTTCTGACTTTGTTAATCCTAATTGATGAAATGCAAATGAATGCAATGTTCTAAAATAAGGTAGATGCTGCTCTTCTAATTTAAACTTTTTCATTGCCCGGTCACGAGCCTCGGTTGCCGCTTTCTTGGTAAATGCAACAAACGCTATGCGATCAGGTGATGTTCCCTTTGCTAATTCTTGCTCAACTAAATTTAACAAGTTGTGCGTCTTACCTGTTCCTGGTGGTCCTAATATTATCTTTGTTTTACTTTGCATGTCCCATCTCTTTCTACAAAAATAAACTTCATCTTTAGTTTCTTTTGTTCTTGTGTTAATTTTCTACATATGCGTGTACCAGGTTTCCATGTTTTACGATAGCTTTCACTTTTTACATCGTATATCTCTACAGCACCTTTTTCGTTTATTGCTATTAGATCAGCAGGACCGACACCGTATAAGTTTTTAAATACAAAATATCCTTTATTCAGAAGATGTAACACTGCTAACTGTTCTGCCCACATTCCTTTCTTTATCTTTGGTAATTTAGAATGGTGCACCATCTACCTCCTTTATATCAAACGCAGAATCTTGTTGTTGATATGCAGGCACACCCCACACACGCACAGTTCTACCTTTTAAATTATACTTCTCACTTTTACCTTTTAAATGTCTTAGTGCTTGCACAAGTTGACCTGTGTTAAAATATGTAAATTTGTTACGAGTAAGATAATCTTGTAAATCTTTGAGTCTAAACCATGTCACACCATCTTCTGTCCAAGGTTTACGTAATAATAATTCGTCACGATTTAGAGCCTGGGCACGATCAGTACAAAACTCCTGGAGGTGAGCTTCAAACTGACCGGCCAATGACCCATCATCAGACACAGGAATCTTGATAAGATTTTGCATCAATCTCTCAATAATCTCCTGCCATACTGACTGTTTTACAAGAGCAGGCATGTGATTCAAACTATTCATACATTTCTTTTGAAACTTAGTTTGTATCTGCAGCTCTTCTGTTTGTAATTCCATTCTCGCATCACCAACATCTAAGAACCACACAGGCGGATCTGTTTCTAGTTTAGTTAATGCGCTAAATTCTAATGATGTACCATTACCACCCACACCATATTTTCTACCTCTACAAACCTTTGCGTTGCAGTAAGAACTAATCGGTGGTTCTTTACATCTATAATTATATTCTTTTTTCTCTAATTGATTTTGTACTGTCACTACCTCTGATGCTGACAAAGGTGGTGTCATGTAATCTTGATTGTATTTTTCTAATAATGTTTTCCAATTGTCTGGATCAAACTTACGTAAGTATACACCAATATTAAATAAACCATTGTTGCGTGTGCCTTCTGGAAATCCTTGTGTACACAATTGTTGTAAACAAGGAGGACCATCTTGTATGACATCATTAGATATCTGTAATGCAACTTTGTCTATTTCTTCTACAACATATTTATCATATAAAGAATAGAACTCCAGCAAGGTCGCTGCTGTTCCATCATCTTTATAAGCATATCTAGTTGTACTTTTTGAATTATAATAAGGAAGATTTAAAAAATTACCTAAGTCTCCTTTCTCTATCAGTATCGTTGATTGTTTGGGAAATACTTCTACAGAAGAATGTCCTAAACCAGATGCAACCTCTCGTAGCTTCTCTCTGGCTAATCTTGCGGACACTGGGTTTTTAAAAAACATAAACAAATGCATGCCACCACTTTTTGATCTACATGGCACCAAAGGTAACTGTAGATTTCTAATTTTGTTTATTATTTTTTTGTAGTCAATAGGATAAGTATCAATATCAATGCAGCCCCAACTGACAGTATTGTCAGCACGGATAGGAATAATACCCAACGAAGGACCAACACCATCGAGGTGCGCCTTCCATAAATTTTCTGTAACAGCTTGTTTGACAATGTATGATTTCCCTTCTTGCTTACCGTCAGCACGCTTCCCTTCGGATTGATGCTGACCATAAGCAACGTCTAAGCCTTCAAATATATATTTGAATCTTTCCACTAAACCTCCAGTATAGTAGAAGACTTACCTAAAACGGTACGTCTTCTTGGCTTTCTTGATTGTTAGATTGTGGTGCCTCTTTTACAGGCTCCCCCTCTGACATAGGTTTAGCTTCCACTTCTCCTCTTGATGCGGCAGTTGAAAATGATTTTGCCTCGTTATAAACGCCAGCATCTTCTACCTGACCAGCTCTCTCAACTTGATATCCAAACCAACTACCACGATCATTAGACTCACTAACAGTAGATAGTTTGTAAATGATTGCATATGTTGGTGGAGTAAAACTTCCCGATGGACCATTAACTTTTTGGCTCAACATTAAGCTGTTCCAACGTCTACTCTTTTTTAATTGAGTAGATGTCATGCTGACAACTGCCTGTGACCATGCACCATCTTTGCCTTGCACCATAACATAGTGATAAGCAGTGGTTGCGATGTAATTACCATTAGGTAACACATCTTTAAACGTCATTTGATCACGTTTAGTTTTACTAAGAATGCCACTATCAGCATGATGTGATTCAACGAACCCACCACCTTGCTCACGTGGTTTCCATTCTACGTATCGTAGTTGGTAGAGAACAGGTATCACGTCAAGTGAATTGCTGACCTCTTGTGTGACAGTGTTATAGAACTGTCCTATTTTAGCACCATCAACATATTCTGCTTTTTGCGGATTAAGTTGTGGACTATTGGATTGTAGTATGTTGATGTAAGGAATTGCAATATCTCTTGACATGTCAAGATTACCAAACCCACTTGCATCTTTTGAGTCACTAGCAAGAACTGCTAGATCTAATTTTGCCGCCTTTGCGACTGCTTGTGTTTTTGCCATAAGGCCTTTCTCCTTTAGTCTTTAATTGTTGTTTTTTGTCCGACGAAAGCTCCTAACAAATCCATAGGTAATTGCTTACCTGCTTCATGTTGCTCTCGTATAAATGCGCGAAGGGTGGAAGGTTCGACCCATTCACGTTGCATTGATTGATAACCTTGACTATCCAAAGTATCTATCAATGACTTAGCTTTCTCATCTTCATTCCTTCCAAAGCTACAACTAACTTGGTTCTTTATTAAATCACCAAATCCATTGTCTCTTAACCACTTAAATGCTGCTTCTTTTTTTGTATCTTTAATAGAAGCACCATAGTAGTTGGTAACTTTGAGATGTCTACCGTCTGCCAATTTTAGCTCTGACAAACCTACTTCTGCAAATAGGTTAGGTAGAACATTTTCTGCTAAATGTTTTTTATAATCTTTTTTCTTTTTTAATTGATCTTCTAAATCAGCGATCTCATTATCAGTGTCTGCTACATCATTTGCTACAGCACCTATCTTGCCCATGTTGTCCTGGGCCGTGGAGCCCGCATCTTGAGCCATTTGTTTTAATAATTCACTCATATTAACCTTTCAAATCTATTTCTATATCGTAGTATCGTTTCTCATCTCGATCCCACTTCAATACTTTAAATTTACCTCTATTCATCTCACTGACAATTGCGCCAGCTAAAGCAATAATAGCAGGATCACCAATCAAAAGCAAGTAGTCATCATCACAAAATGTGGATAACTCTTTTTTCAATTTATGAGTAAGTGGTCCAGCAGATAAAACTATTTGTTTATTATCTGGTAGTAACACTTTTAGATCACCAAACTTTTCAGCTGATCTAATATTTCTACCCATCTCTTGTAGTACGTAAACTGTCATATTTTTATTTCTTGATTATATTATACCATATGATATAATGCGTTTCAAGAATAAAGAAAGACTTATGTATAAATTTAAAACTGAGCCATATGAGCATCAGAAAGATGCGTTGAAAAAATGCTGGAATAAAGAATCATTTGCTATTTTTGCTGAAATGGGCACAGGCAAAACTAAAATAGCATTAGATAATGCATGTATATTATATAATAAGGGAAGAATAGATAGATTACTTGTAATTGCTCCTAAAGGAACATACATGAACTGGGTAGATCAAGAAATTCCAGTTCACGTTCCTGACTACATTGAAAAAGATGTATTAGCATGGAAGCCGAATATTACAGAAAAATATGAACAACAATTAAAAGCAATACGTAATTCTGAAAATTACAATTTAAAAATATTTGTTATGAATGTTGAATCTTTATCAACTAAAAAAGGTTGTTACTATGCAAAATTGTTCTTAATGGGTAAATCTATGATGATCATAGACGAAAGCACTACGATAAAAAATCCACAAGCAAAAAGAACTAAAAACATACTAGCTTTAAGTAAAGAGGCAAAATACAGAAGAATACTTACAGGGTCTCCTGTAACACAATCACCCATGGATTTGTGGTCACAAATGGATTTTCTTGATCCAGAAATACTTGGTCAATCTAGTTACTACGCTTTTCGTACTAGGTATGCTGTTGTCATAACAGCTAACGCAGCTGGTGGTACACATAAATATCAAAAGATTGTAAAATTTAAAAATTTAAAACAATTAGGTCAAATTGTGTCACCTCACTCGTATCGTATATTAAAGAAAGATTGTTTAGATCTGCCTGAAAAAACTTT